CTGCTAGTACTTACAACGCATTAAACATAAGAGGCGCTAGTGGTACAGGTTTAGTAGTTGATACTTCAAATAATGTTGGAATTGGAACGAGTAGTCCTTCATCTTACTATGCAACTGAGTTAGTTGTAGATGCAAGTGATGAAGGTGGTATTTCTGTTGTTAATGGAACAACTGAAGCAGGTTATCTTGCTTTTGCAGATGGAACATCAGGTGCAGCTAGATATTCAGGATATTTAAGTTATGACCACAATGTAAATGCATTAACTTCTAGGTCTGCTGGTTATATAAACTTTATGACTGGTGGTGGCACAGAAAGATGGCGTATTAATAGCTCTGGACATTTTGCCCCTGCACAGCAACATACATATGATATAGGCGGAACAAATGCTGAAGTTAGAAATATTTATGCACAAGGCATAAGTTTTGCTTCTACTTCCAATGCAAGTGGTATGACTTCAGAGCTTTTAGATGACTATGAAGAAGGTACTTGGACTCCAGCTTTAACAGCAGGAACTCCTAGTTATAGCGTACAAAGTGGAAGATACACTAAAATTGGTAATATTGTTAGGCTTAGATGTGCTATTAAATTATCAGGTTGGTCTAATGTATCGGGTGGAGAAGTTACTGTGACAGGAATACCGTTTAGTTCAACAACAGGAGCATATGACCACGATTGGGGTGCTGTTCATATTGCAAGCAAACCACATAGTCATATTTTCGTTTGTGGAGTAGACACTAATAATGTATTTTTTAGAAGACAAGATGTAACAAATGCAGATTATGGAATGGTAGGTACTCAGGTAGATGCTGATACTGCCATTATGTTTACTGTAACTTATCAAACATCATCATAACTAATAAAAAAGGGGCTTAAAGCCCCTTTCTTTTTATCCTTCTTCTGAAGGCTCTTCTTCTGGTTTTTCTAATTCTGCTTTAAGTCTAGCAGTAAATCCTTCTTGTGCAACTGCAAGCGTGTCCATCTCCATTCTATGTTGAGATTGCTTGGTTGCTATATTTTGTAAAGCATTTACCATATACTTAGCTTCTTCAGACATTTCAGAAATTATATACTTTTTGTCGTCCAGCATTAATACTGGTTCTTCATTAGTTACTTCTGTGGCCATATCTTTCTCCTAAATAAATATATCTTGCCAATTTCCTTGAGTAGATGCTTTAGCATATTCTGTAGCTCTATTTTCAAAGAAATTTGTGTGTTCCACAGCATTTATCTGTTGGTCCAACCATGGTAATGGATTCTCAGTACTGTGAAATATTGCTTTCATACCGAGACCTAATAATCTTCTGTCTGCGATATACCTTATGTATTCTTTTACTTCTTCAGGTGTTAAATCTGGAATATCTGCTCCCTCAAAACAAACATCAATAAAACTATCTTCTAGTTCTACTACTCGTTCTGCAGCACAGTATACTTCATATTTCAACTTATCAGTCCATAAATGTGGATTTTCTTGAATAAAAGTTCTGAATAATTTAGACATTCCCTCTACGTGTAGAGATTCGTCTCGAATAGACCATGTGACAATCTGCCCCATGCCTTTCATTAAATTGTGTCTAGGAAGATTTAACAGTATAGCAAAACTACTAAATAGTTGTACTCCTTCTGTAAATCCACTATAGACAGCCATTGTTTTTGCCATTTCATGCTCATCTCTCATATTAAAATCTGTAAGATAGTCATGTTTATCTGACATTGCTTGTATCTCGGTAAACATTTGATATTCTTCTTCTGTTTTACCAAGAGTCTCCAAGAGTAATGAATATGCTTCTTGATGTACTGCTTCCATCGCAGCAAAACTAACAAGCATCATTCTTACTTCTGGTTGTTTGAATGTTGGAAGATAATGCTTTGCATATCCGCAACATACGTCTACATCAGCTTGAGTAAAGAATCGAAAGATATTATCTATCAATGCTCTATTCTCTGGTGTAAGTTTTTCTTTGTAATCCCTTATATCGTCCTGTAAAGGTACTTCTTCTGGCAACCAATGCATTTGCTGTTGCTTTTTGTACATCTCGAACGCCCAAGGGTAATTAAAGGGTTTATAATAATCCCGTTCTTCTAGTAAATTTGCCATTTATCCCTCGCAACTAAGACAATCTGATTGCTCAAAAATTATCTCTCTTTTAACTTGATTTGATACATTATCTGCACGTCCTATGGCTTCACTTCTCAAGTAATAAAGTGTTTTCATATTCTTTGCCCATGCAAGCATGTGAACATTGTGCAAATCGCCTTTGTTTACATCAGGCGGAAAGAATAGATTCACACTCTGTGATTGACAAATAAACTCTTGTCTTGCACTTGCGTGTTCCACTATCCATGCCTGATTAATTTCTACTGCTGTCTTAAATACTTCTCTTTCTTCTTCAGAAAGAAAACCTAGATGTTGACAGCTGCCCTTATTCGCAATGATACTAGACCATGTCTGTTCATCATTACTATTATATCGTTCTAGAACTGTTTCTAAGAACTTATTTTTCATCAAGTATGAACCGCTCTTTGTCTTTTGCGTAAACGCATTTGCACGATAAGGTTCGATACTTGGACTTGTATTGCCACAAATAATACTTGAACTAGCATTTGGAGCCACAGCAAGAAGATGTGCATTTCGCACTGAGCATGAATCATCGTCTGGACATGCTCCTCTTTCTACTGCTAGTCTTTGAGTTTCAGTGTCTGCATCTGTTCTAATTTTTTGAAACATTTGCATATTTACACCCGCTGCTTGCATACTTTCAAAAGGTATTTCATTCTTTTGCAAGTAAGCATGGAATCCCATTGCTCCCAGTCCAATACTTCTCTCCCTTGAAGCACTATACTTTGCTCTTTCTAACTCATTTGGGGCATTCTCTATAAAGTATGTTAATACATTATCTAGAAATCGTACTAAATCTGGAATAAATGATGGGTGAGTTTTCCACTCGTCATAATACTCCAGATTTACACTTGAAAGACAACAAACTGCTGTTCTTTCTTCATTTGTTGCAAGTGTGATTTCCGAACAAAGATTACTATGGTTTACTTTTAAACCTTTTTTCTTCTGAAAATCAGGTAAATCTGACTGAACTGCGTCTTCAAACATGAGATATGGCTCTCCTGTTTCCATGCGGTTCTGTAATAATTTTACCCAAAGTGTCCTTGCACTTACAGTCTTTTTCACTTCTCCTGAGTGAGGGTCTACTAAATCCCAACTATCATCAAAGTTTTGTTCCTTTGTAGCTCTATGAATTATCTCCATGAACTTGTCTGGTATAACGACACCGTGATGAAGATTAGTACACTTACGATTAGTATCTCCACCAGTTGGTTTTCTAACATCTAAGAACTCCTCAACTTCGGGGTGGCTCATATGTAGATAAGAAGCATAACTACCCCGTCTAGTTATACCCTGACTAAATGCCAACATTTCTGCATCTACAACTTTCATAAATGGTATAACACCTGTCGACTCAGAGCCTTTCGATGTCTTTGTGCCCTGTGCACGAACATCGCTCCACCCGCCGCCGATTCCACCACCCATTGACGATAAATATGCGTTTTCTGTGTAGTGTCCTGTTATACCTTCTCTACTGTCTTCTATGTAATTTAAAAAACAGCTAATTGGTAACCCTCTTTTTGTACCACCATTTGACAAAACGGGGGTTGCAAACATAAACCATAAATTACTTGCGTAATCATAGATTCTTTGCGCATGGTCAACATCATCTGCAAAAGCCATAGCAGCTCTAGCAAAAGCCTCTTGTGGACTTTTTTCATCTCCAACCATGTATCTATCTTGTAGAGTTTGCTTACTGAATTCTGTAAGCATACTATCTTTACTATAATCAATCTTTACCATTTAAATATTCCTGTAATTTTAAGTCTATAACTTGCTTGTTTTCTTCTCCTATAGCTTCTTCTGCGTATGTTACTAAATCCATTAGTTCTACATTCAATAAAAGCTGTTCTGCATTTTCATTTAATGACTGAATATATTTATATTTGCCATCAATTGGGCATGCGGAATAGATATCAAAAACGTTTCCATATTGTTCCATTAATTGAACTGCACGTTTTGGACCAACTCCAGGTATTCCTGGAACGTTATCTCCTTTATCGCCAGTTAGACATTTGAAAGTGATGTAATCTTCAACTTCAAAGTCATAGTGTTCGTCCCAAGTATTTAATGTAACTTCTTTTCTAGTTACAGTACTGAATCTTGATACTTTATCTGTTATTAATAAGTCCCAGTCCCTATCAGAGGAAATCATCCAGCACTCATCAAAATTAAACTTATCCAAATTCATACTTAGATAAGCTGCAATATCATCAGCCTCAACTCCTTTGAATTGAAAAACTGGATATTTCTTTTTTAGTAATGTCAGAGTATTACTAAACTCTGCCATAAACATCTCAAACTCTTTTTCTTCTTGAGGAGTTTGTTCTGCATATTTTTCTTTTCTATTTGCCTTGTATTCAGGGAATATAGCTTTTCTGTAACTACTACCACCATCAGCAGTAATTATGATTGTACCTGCGTTATATGATTTTGCTAGACTTTCTACTGTTCTAATATAATCATATTTAAAGTCTGTGACTTTTTGATGCTTCCATCTAAATGCAATATTTAGTGCATCAACTATCAGCAAGTTCCCAATCGGAGCTGGGTTCCCAAGGCTTGAGAACGTAATCGCCATTTGTAAATTGTATCTCCTCTTTATCTAGCCAGTGTTCTGCTATTAGAATATATGCACCCAGCCAGGCAATATGCATATATCTTAGCGTGTTTAGTGGTTGTCTAGTTGTAGCAACAAAAAACTTTCCATGATTCTCTCTAAATATTAAGAGAGGTTCTTGTTCCATTTGTTGTGCTTGTTTACAAATTTTACTCCACCATTTATATAAATTATTACTCTTTTGAGTATATATTTTTGAATCAAAGCCTACATGTTTGTAAAACTTTACTTCTACACAGAATATGTTATGTTTTCCGTGTACTCTCAAATCTCCTTTTACTTTACCATTACCAGAACCAGGGGTTTGCTCCCACTTTTCTTCTGTGGTTCTGTTAAGTAGTTCTATTACTTGTTTTTCTCCAAGATTACCTTTTTGTCTAGGATTGACCATCTAGCCTACTTATTTCGTTTTCTTTTATTACTTCTATTTTGGACAATAATGGGTGTGTCCAACCGTGTGATACTATGTATGTATTCAAACTTTCTTCCTTTAGTAGAGTTTCTACTAGTTTTTCTTTGCCTAGTTCATCTAGTACATTTGTTACTTCATCAAGAAATAATACATTTATTCTTGACTTAGATATACTACTCATTAGTTTTCTAATTGCTAATAGAGTAGAAGTGTTAACTCTTGCGAGTTCTCCAGCACTAAGTGCTAGTATATCTACTTGTTTCCCGTTATCATCTATATTTACATTTAGTTTGTCATTGACTACAATAAATTCTAAACTGAATCTACCATCAGATAGTTCTGCTAAGTAATCATTTGTAAGTTCTTCTAAATCTTTTACTAAATTTTCTATCTTATACGCAAGTAAACCATTTGTACTAAATGCTTTTTTCAATATTTCAACACTTGTTGCTTTTTCTTCTATTTCACTTAAATCAGTTATTAGTTCTTCTAATTCTGTATTGAATTCTTCTGTTTGTTCTTGTACTATACTTAGTCTTGTATTGTGTCTATCTATTTCTGAGTTTCTATCTATTATACTCTCTATTTCAAACTTTTTAGTTTGTATGGACGATTTAAGTTCTCTTATCTCTGATTCTAGATTTAGTGCATTTGGTACTTCTGCGGGCAATTCATTGTCTATTCTTCTATATAAATCTTCCCATTCTTTTATTTGAGTTTCTGCTTCTTTTCTGTATTTATTTGCTTCTTCTATCTCTTGTATTTTTTCTTCGGTTTTCTTTATTTCATTACTATTATACTCGGCTCTATCATTGTGCTCTTTATATTCTGCCTCTACAAAGTCTAAGTTAATTTCTTGACTACACGTAGGACATTCTCTATCTTCTGCATTTTTTAAGTTTTCATACTTATCTCTCATTTTTATTTCATGAGTAAGTTCTGATTTCCAAGTACCTAATGTTTCTTTTAACCATGAGGGGTCTTCCTCTTTATAAAATGATAATACAGTTTTAGCTTTAGCTAAATCAATGGATTCTAGTTGGTTTTTAAATAAATTATTTTGATTTATTTTTTTCGTAATTTCCGAGATATTTTCAAATTCTAATTGTAAAGAACGCAAAGTTTTTTCGTCTTCTTCATTTATAAATTCAATTTCTAATTTTGGTAATAGTTCTATACTCTCTAATTTATTGTTTGTTAACCACTTATTGATTGTGTCTATCTTTCCTTGTATGCGAGAAACATCTCCGCCTAAAGTTCGTGATAATTCCTTAAATACATCAAAGTATTTTACATAATTATCTAATTGTAATAAATCAATTAAAAACTTTTTACGATTAGTGTCTGTAGCTGTAAGAAACTGTAAACTTGCATTTGTGTTTTGATATACAATCTGTGAAAAAGTTTTGAAGTCTATACCTAGTATTTGCTCTATAGTTTTATAAGTATTTGTAGCAGTATGACTTGATATATCTGTGCCATTTTTATACAGTTTTACTTTTATATTTGTTCTACGAACTACATCAATTTCATACTCGTCGTCTTCTACTGAAAAGGTAATATTAATATCATAGCCTTTATTTACATGTCTATTTGGTATATCAGACTTCTTAATTCCTTTAGAATTTTTATTAAATAATACTTCTTCTAGTATTAGTGGTATAGAACTTTTGCCTGTTCCATTTGTTCCAACTAACTGAGTAACACTACTATCATCTAGTTGTAGTATGTTATCACTTGCGTAACTGAAACAGTTATTCCACTGCAGCTTCTTTAGCGTAATCACTGAATACTCCTAATATTTGTTTTACTTTATTTTCCTCTAGCTCTAGTATAAAGCTGAGGTACTCATTTAATTCTTCTTCTACTGTCATTTCTTTATCAAGAATAAGTGTTGCCTCAGTTTTTCGTTTTACAACTTTCTTATCTAATAACTCACTATTCTTTATGTTACTTAAATCAGATACATCTCCTTCAATCTCATATATTGTATGATGAAAGTCTGTTTGTAACATTTCTTCTGGGTCATCTACTGTCTTTCTCAATAGTTGAGGCAAATCAAACTCATGCCATGTCCATGTCCAGTCTTTGTCAATAAGAAGATATCCTGTCTTTACAAGTTGTCTATGAAAAGAAGTAGTCATTGGACTACCTGGATATACTATATTTCTTTGCGTATTACTATGTGCATGTAGGTCTCCAGCAAAAACAGTTTTGAATTTATCAAATCTTTCTAAATCTACTTCAGGCACTACATGAGGTGGTATTTCTCCACGAACATGAGTAAACAAATAGTCTACAGTATCTTCTATATCTTCTATACTATTCTTTTTATGTAATTCTGCATACGGAAGTATTGCAGCTTTACTCTCTACTCCTAAGTACACCGTATAATCTACAACTTGTACTAAAGGGTTTATTTGTTCTGTAACTTCTTTTAAGTTTGTAAAAAATGTTTTGTTTTTACGAGTAGCTTCATGGTTACCATCAAATATGATAGTTTCTACACTAACATTTTTTACGAACTTAAAGTAAAGGCTTAGTTCGTCCATTGTGGGGATTCGGTCAAACAAATCCCCTCCAATGATATGCAGTTCTACATCTTTTTCTATATTAGAAATTTGGTCAAAAAACATTTGATAACGATTCTTTGCCCATGCTAAAGGAACATTCTTTTGTCCTAGCTTAATATGCCAGTCTGCAGTAAATAAAATCACGCTACAAAGTCGTCCTCAGGTTCCCAAGCACAGCCAGTGAGTCCACCAGCCATAAGTGCCTGTAAAGTTCTAAGAATTTCTTTAGCATTTCTGCCTGTATCTAGTGCGTTTACTGATACATGTTGGATTACATTTTCTGGGTCTACAATAAAAGTAGCTCGATAACATACTCCTTCTTCTTCGTCTACAACGCCACATTCTTCTGCAAGATATAGTCCTGAATCAGCTGCAAGAGTATGATTGATATTTCCTATCATTTCATTACTTTGTTTCCAAGCTAACTTACAAAACTCATTGTCTCCACTTATACCAAGAACTCTAGCACTATCTACTAAAATATCCATTCCTGATATTTCTGTTGGACAGATAAAAGTAAAATCTTTTGGATAGAAGTAGTATACTGCCCATTCATTGGGTGTTCTACCTACTGTCAAAAGTTCATTGTTTTTATCACAAGCTTCAAGTTGAAACTCAGGAAATTCTTGTCCTACTGATAACATATTGTTCTCCTTAAGAAATATCAAATTCATCACTGATAGATTCATCAGGCTCTGAATTTGCTGCACCTTCTCTCAACCTATCAAGTAACTCTTTCTGAGCATCTGGTGTAGGTCTTGTTAAGATGTCGTCCATTGACTTAAGCTCAGAGATAAGTTCCATCTCTTGCTCATTCAAAGGTCTTGGTTTACATTTCAAGGCTTGTAGTTGATACTCAACATTGTAAGCCATTGGTCCAGTTTTCACTCTTTTGAAGTGCACGTCCCAACCATTTTCTATATCTGTTGGGTCACCTAGGTCTTCTGCAGCAACCATTACTTGCTCCAAAAGTTTCTTTTTAAGGTTTAGAACTTTTACTTTACCGTCATGAATACACTGAATTGCATAACTCCAGCCGCATTTCAACTCTGGGTGATACTCTCTCACCCAATCTTTCTCTACGTTATTGAAGGATTCTGTGTTTCTATCGAACGATAGACATTCGAACGGTAAATTTTTTCCATTTTCACCTTTTAGCCAGTAGACATATCTAGGTAAGATATCTCCGACCATTCTTACGATGTTGTCACCCTCTACATATTGGTAACTATCGATTTTATTTTTTTGGGCTTCGCCCTTGGCTTGATTAAATTTTATTGCCATTTCATTTCTCCTAAAGTGATTTCTTCGAATAGAAAATGTATTCTGTTATTCTCAATCCAAAGTAATCTATTGTTGTTTATGACCTCTATATTTCCTGGAAAATGTAAAAGGTCTAAGGTGGTATCTTTGGTTTTTTGATATTCAAAATAGTTGCGCAACGACGCGATACCTGCGTACTGTGCAATCTCGCTATCTGAATATCTCCTGCGTTGAATAAACAAGGCTTCAGGGTTTACTAGGAAACTATGTCCATAAAAACTCTTTTGCCAAAACTTGAATATTCTGTCTTTCTTGTTTACTGGTGGAAGTTTGTAAGTCAATATATGAAGGATAGTAAGTATATCACTAACCTTGTCATTGCTTTCTCTTTTTATCTTTTTCCAATCAAACAATATCATATATTATACCAAAATTTTCGACTCTTGTCAAGAAATATTTTTCTATGCTATATGTCTGAAACATCATAGCCCTCTTTTATGTAGTACCCCATTCTTGCATTAGCTTGCTTTGTAGCGGTTTTTCCAACTAAGTGTATGTCTAGTATTACAGGCTGAGGCTTTCCCTCGTATAGCCTAATAATTCTACCTATAAGCTGCGTAAGTAGTGGGTCATTATTCACGGGTGTTCCCAAAATTAGACAACTAAGACAGTCAAGTGATATACCTTCCGAAAATATACTTTGTGTTCCAAACAATACATCTTTGTCTCCAAAAATTTGTTTAATCAGTTCTGGTCTTTCTGCGTGAGGAATATCCCCTGTTACGCAGACTGCATTCTCTCCTACTAACTTTGCACATCTTTTTAGAAAATCTACTCTATCGCTAACAACAAGCACCTTGTGTCCAATCGCGGCATACTTCGCTGCCAGCAACGCAATCATGTTTTGATACTCCCAATCATACGCAAGAGCATTGACTCTCTCAGCCCAGGGTACATATGCTCCGTCCATAAATCTTATTCCTGACTTTACAATCTTTACTTCAGGTGTAAGATAGTTTTCTCTTGGTGGTTTATATACTGTATTTGAGAAGTAATCTCTAAATACTACATGACGTCCGTCCTTTCGTTCCATAGTTCCTGTAAGTCCAATCTTATATCTCGCACGATTGGAGTCGACAATTCGTGTAAAAGTCGGCGAGGAAACGTGATGCATTTCGTCAAGTATGATAGTCCCAAAAAGATTGTGTATATCCTTCTGTCGTCGGTATAAAGTTTGCACATTCCCGATTACGATTGGAGCATCAACTTCAAACTTTCCACTGCCAATCACACCCGCTGTAACCCCGAATACTTTTTTACATTCTTTTTCCCACTGCGCTCTTAGTGCAAGTGTATGTGTAACTACAAGTGTTTTCTGTTGAAGCTTGTTTGCGATTGCTAAAGCTGTAAATGTCTTTCCCCAACTGACCCAAGCGTTAATTATAGCACTGTCATCTAGTTCATCATATACCTCTTGTTGTGAAGGACGTAAATCAAACTTGAAGTCAAGTGGTTCTATTGGCGAGAGTGTTCGTTTATCTACTATTTCGTAGTCCTCTGGTATCAAGTCCGTTCTTCCAATAGGTATGGTCACTAAACCTGAACGCACTACTGCCATATTCTTTATAATGAATGGTGGGTTTAAGGGATTACGGTTAGGTATCGCATAAGTTAATTCTTCGTCGAGTTTAGACTGATAACTATTCGATACTTCAAGCCATATTCTATTACTTAGAACTGCTTTCATTATTCTTTAATAGTTCGATAAACTCTTTGATTGTTTCTAAATCCTGTTCGTTTTCAGTATCTATTTCTATTACTATCTTCATGCTTCCTTATCTATATCCCATCTAACTATGTTACTTTTTCTAGGAAATAATCTTCTTGTTAGTTTTTCTTGCTTGTAATCGAGATACCAATTTGCCCCATTTTCTTCTGCTTCTTTGAAAATAAGATTGGTAAATATCAATGGTATTACGATTGATATATGAACTATAATAGAAGTAAGAGTATTATACCCGTACCAGCCCATATAATAAGTTGCAATAAAGCCAAACGCTATAGACCATATTGTAAATAGCACTAATGTAAAATACGCTTGTATAGATGGGTCTGGTATATGCTTTAGAGGATTGAATCTATTGTCCATGACTAATCTCCAGCAATCTACTACCCAAAATAATAATCTTTTCATATTTTTCTCCATGATTTCTTTTTCATATTTGTACTAAAGTCATACAAATACGCTGGTTGTTTGTTTATATATAGAACTCCTGCATATTGATACTTCGCATCAGGAGGTCTCTTTGTTTCAAATGGAAAGGCAATACTATCTAGCCATAATACTGTGGCTATATCTTTTCTTTCCACTTTTTTAATCTTGTGGTAAATTAAGTCTACTACTTTACTTTTTTCATAGACAAAGAACTTACCTGTTGAATCTACATAATACTTGCCTCTATGTTTGAAAAGACTAGGAAAGTCTTCAATCATAATTTTTAGATTATATAAATTTTTATAGGGAGTACTTAGTCTTCGCACTCCTATAGTTTCTCCACTTACATTCTTATCGTCAACTACATCTCCATCACACCAGAGAATGCCGTCCCGAAGAACGACATCATCTGTATGTAAGACATAGATAGGAAAGTTTACATCAGAGAGTTTCATACATTTTTTCAAACTTACCGAATGAGTAGTCTTCTCCTATGTCGAAGTCGCACCCTATTGGAGTTCCTGGTATGGATAACCCTCTATCTTTTTGTATGAAGTGTTGGAGCTCTTGAGAGTATCTATTGACTTCACAATCTGGTACCTCTGCAAGTATTGAATCGTGTACTAATGCGAATATTTTAGACCTCATACCAGTCTTTTTAATATACTCATTCATTTCAATAGCTCCCAATAAGTTTACATCAGATGCAATGGACTGGACTAGAAAATTAATTCCAGACCTAACCTCATGTGATGCTATGCCTTTATCACTTGAGAATACATTGGGTAACCTTCTTTTTCTTCCGAAGAATGAGTACATAAACCCATTGTCCTGAATAAATTGTTTACCATCATCTAACCATTTCTTAAGACCGTTAAACTGCTCGAAGTAATCTGCAATAACTGAAGATGCTTCTCTCATACTAAAGTACTTTCCTGAATCTTTAGTAACTTGTTCACTAATCTTTTTCGGTCCTGCTCCATACATAATACCGAAGGTAACTGCCTTAGCCATCTGTCTTTCTGTAGAATAATGTTCTGCGACGTCTTCAACATCACATGGGAGATTGAACACTATCTTAGCAATATTACTGTGGAAGTTACCCCCATCTTGAAAAACTTTCATCAAGTTTTTATCGTTTGCTAGTACTGCTGCACAATATACCTCAGCTGTTGTTAAGTCCATAGCTACTATTTTGAAGCCTGGCTTAGCTTTGATACAACCTTTGACAATAGGATTGTCTCTTGGTATTTGTTGCATATTCATTTTACCACTAGAAGATAGTCTGCCTGATGTTGTGCCATGAAGATTAAAACCTGTTCTGAGTCTTTCATCTCTATCTAACTGTGGATATATTTTATCTAAATAAGTCGATTTGATTTTTACTTTCTGTCTTATATCCAATATTAGTTTTGGCACTGGGTGTTCTTCTGCTAGTGTTGTTAGCACTTCTGCATCTGTTGAGTCTGCTCCTGTTCCTGTTTTCTTACCTGTAGGTGTTAATCCTAAGTAATCAAAAAGTAATGCTCGAAGTTGAACTGTGCTATTAGGATTAAAAGGTTTGCCTTGATTAATCTCAAACTGTTTCACAGCTTCGTAAGTATATAGACTAGCTACTGCTTCGTCAATATCGTTTTGCATCAAGACAGATGACTTCTCTAGCCTTTCTTTGTCAAAAGGCACCCCATTACTTTCTATGTCTGTTAAGAACCTAGTTCCCGGTAAGAGTATATCTTTATATACTCCATACAGTCTATCATTCTTTAACAGAGCAGTCTCGAACTTTTGAAATAAGAGGAAAGTACAAACAGCATCTAGAGCTGCATAGTGTTTCATTACATCAAAAGGAATTAAATCCCAAGTAAAATCTCC